CGCTCATCTGGCGGCCACCTGTGAACGTATGCCCGCCATCGTCTGACCATGACAGAATGCACTCCGGCGTTACGTCTTCTGCATCCGTGTCTTCTGCATTGCCAACGCCGGTTTCAACATCGAGAAAGAACGCGTTATGTCGTGTCCTGTTTGGCCCCGCATGAACGTAATTGCTTGTGAGCGAGCAAATCAGTTGCTTGCCGTTCTCGTTGTACGTGGCATCATCCTGCTCGTACAGAATGCCGCTTGCCTCATCGCCCACCAGCGTCTTGTTAAACACGCGGAAGAAGTGCTTACCGCCCCATGTGTCACGGTCCTGAGACAGACGCCTAAACCATTTGCCCGCTGATGCATCGTACACCCAGCACCAATCTGGGCTGTGAATTTGCAGCATCTCATGACCGGCAAACGCCCATGTGCCGACGACAATCTTTGACTGCTCCTGTTTCTTGATTGTGGCCTGTATATCCTTGTGAACCGGCGCGGTGCCTATGACCTTTGCAATGGTGCCTTCCGACCTGACCGCGATGCCGTTCTGGTCAAGCCATGTGAGAGTGTTATCGAACTCTGCCCAACAGTTTGCAGCGAGAATACCGCGATTGATCTGCGCTCCAGGCTGCGGCGAGAATGAAAAACCTTCAGCCGGTGCCGAGTTGTAAAAGAACTCGATGCTCTCAGCGCCAAAATTCACAGGCCGATCAGAAAGAATGCCGCCAGCGCGCGTTTTGTCCTGCCTTGCTTCAGCCTCTGCAAAGTCCAGTGCGCTATATGCCGAGCCGTCATTGATTGCAGATTGGTACATTTCACCGTTGGTGTAGAAGAACACGAAATACCCGTCCGTATAAACAACACTGATCGGGTTTTGAGGCAAATCAGCGTCGGCTATCTCAGTGATAACGTCACTGACCATCAGATACCGCTTGCCACCGGCCACAATGGCAACTTCCACCGGGCTGGCCTTGTTGTAAGCCATGGACACAGTGTCAGTGCCGAATATGGTCCCTATGGCCGTCTTGCCCCCACCTGAGTTGATTTTGTAGAGCGTTTCGCCAAAGACCACGTAAAACAGGCTCTCATTGACAACCTTGCCCCCCCTGCACCCCTGCGAGTTGGATAGATCACTGAATAGCTTTAGCCCTGGCGTTGAGTAGATTGCATATGGCGTCTTGGCATCTGGCGCGGCCTCGACAAAGCAATTCACCAAACCACCGGCAGACGCATTCTTGCTGCGGGATGGGCCGCTGTCAGGGCCAAAGGGTACGGGAATGATTGTCATATCAGACGTTCACATTATCAACGCTTTGGTTCCACGAACCGGGCATGTTCTGCAAGCCTTCGTCAACGCGCAACAGTTCCGGCCTGTGATAGTCGCCAAACAGCAGGGAATAACCTTCCTGAGCCTGCTTTACGGTTCTGGTGGACAACAAGCCATCACCACCGAATGCAGGGCTAACGCGCTCCGCAAGCAATGCCTTGACGCCCGCTATGTGATGATCAGCAAGCGGGAATGTGTCGGTGAGTGTCATTGTTGACCAGCTTATGAATATCTGCTTGCCACCCATCTGGTGCATCATGTCGTTGAGTTCAGTGAGCGTCACCGCGCTATCACCGGCTGATGGCGTTTCATTCTCGGCAATCACGCCGAGTTTCTGAAGCGCGCCGGTTACGATGTCTTGAATTGTGGCCATCTATCTGTTCCTTAACCAGTCGCCCAGCGACCCGTTGAATGCCTTCAGGCCGCAATGGCCCATTTTAATCTCAGGATCAACCCAGACATGACCGCCAATATCGCGCCACCGGATACACAAGGAGAAATCCTCGCTCAATCGTGCATTGTCGCGCCATAGCGGGTCACACAGCGCCGTCCACTTGCTTTCCTTGGCAAGCGTAGTGAGTTGCATCAATTCAGCCCTGTAGTGCTTTTCCATCTTGGTAATCATGCGCCGGGTCATGCGGACAAAGCCGCCAGGGACTGCCTCAACTTCAAGCAACCCCGTTTCGCTGTCTGCGATCAGGTCTTCACGGTCTCTCAACCACCTGATTGCGTATGTCTCTTGATCAATGCGCTTGCGGTAAACGCCAGCCACACAATCCACCGGATAATCCAGCAGCTTGAGCAAGGCTCCTGCCTGCCAGCACACATCATCGTCTATGAACACGAGGTCTGTTGCGTCCGAGTGCAGGAAAGCATCAATGATCTGATTGCGCGCCTGACTGATTTCAGTAGCGCAAGCCTCATCGTAAATTATCACCGTATCGCCGCGCTGTTTGAGCGCATAACAGTCGGTCATGAGCGACCGCATGGTTGCGATATGGATTTGCCATGAATAGGACGGAATGCCGATAAAAACACTCCGTCCCATAGTCATTAAGCCGAAGCCAGAATGCCGAGTTCTTCAAGCGCGGCAATCACAAGGTTCAGTTTCGTGATTGCCGTTGCGGCATCGGTTGCATCGACAACATTGGCCGGTTGATCCACCGGGGTTGCGCCGTAAAACCCGACAAGCGACGTAGCCGACTGACCGAGTACAGTTCCGGCATCATTGCCGTCATCAAGATAGTGTACAGCCATTGTGAGATTCTCCTGTAATGGCGTTTATAGGGAAAAGAAAGGAGGGCCAAAGCCCCCCAATCATCAACTTGTGCCTGAAAGGCGCGAAACAAGACGCGGATCAATCAGTTTGCGGCCATACAGCAGATCCAATCTCCATTTCGAGATGTCATTAACGCCATCGTACACAGGAATGCAGCGAACCGACATTCCCTTGTAAGATTTGCGAGCGCCGCCGACAGCACCCTGTGGCATTTCCATCGGCACCATTGCCAGCGCGAAAGCGTTCTTGCTGTAAACAAGGTTCTGCTTGTAGCCGGTGGATACTGCACCAACGCGAACAATCGCCAGACCATCAAAGCTGCCCGAATACGTCACGGTCTGGTGTGGGCCAGATGTGATGATAGGCGGGCTGATGGTAAAGTCAGAGTTGTTGGTTCCAGTGCCGTTAGTGCTGATACCTGATGTTACAACAAACTGTTGCAAGATGCCGGTTGATGCCTTGGTCTTTGGATTGACCATATAAACACCGGCGATGGTAACCACTGACCCGGTAGTCAGGGTTTCGTTGGTTCCCCAGTTGTCGGTTGCCAGTGTTTGGGTCCAGGTGTTTTTGGCTGTGTCATAGGTTACTTCCTGCGCTGTGCCATCTGTAACCGCACTGGTGTCAACTGCCGTACCATTAGTATGGGTAGGCACGACCTGCGACATGTAAATGCCATCAAATCCAGCCAGTCCTGTCAGCTTGCCTGTTTTCCAGGCGTCACCAACCAGCTTGTCACCGGCACCAAGTCCAGCCTGTGCGCCAACCATCGCCCAATAGTCAGATGGCGAAAGCACAGCATTGCGCTGAGACATCGGGACTGCCATTTCGTCGAGCCGTTCTGCTCCTTTCGTGAAGTCAGAGAACGAATTGATGGTTTGTCCAGCAGTACCAGCCCAGTTGTATGTGCCTTGATAAAACTGCTCAAGGCAATCTTGAGCCATCGTGTTGATGATATTGGTCATTGCAGGCTTGATAACCCGATCTGCCAAATCCTTGATGTCGAGCGTCAGGTCTGTTGAACTGAAACTAAAGTCAACGCCTCTCTGCTGATCGACAGTCAGAGTGGTCTTGCCTTCGATGACATCCTGAAGATCCATTGTTGCACCGGAGCGAACAGTGAAATCAGCGGGACGCCTGATTGAGATTGTGTCGCCAACCTTGTAACCGTTGACAGACTTCGAGAATTCTTCCTCGTAAGGTCGGTGGAAAGAATCCAAAACGCCAAGTTCGTTGTCCAGAACGGCAAGTGCCGCCTTGGCAACTACATCGGCTGTGAGTGTAGTATTAGCCATTGTAAAAAGTTTCCATCTATGGGACGCGGCGTTTCACAACGCGACATCTGTTTGAAATGACCGGTCAATTTCCTGACAGGTACTTGGCAAGCTCTGGAACGCTCATGGTATCGGGCGTTTTTCTAGCTGATGACCTGCCTTCGCCTATCGGCTTGATTGGTGCCGGTGCCTGGGTCACACGTTTCTGTGTCGGGGTTGAAACTCTTGCTTCAAGCTGCCCGATGGCCCTGATCTGTGCGTTTGGTGCCAGACGCGATATGCGGTCTGCTTCACGCGGGTTTTTCCCGAGGTAATATTGCACCTGTGGCCCAAAGTCAGAGTCCATGATTTCGTGCGCCATCTCTGGCGTAATGCGCAGCGCCGGGTTTTCAGCAACGGCATGGAAGTCAGGCGTTTCCGCCGCAAAGTCCATTGCTCGCTCACTGTGAGCCTCAGCCAATGTCCGCATAGCAGACTGGTCTGCGTCTTTTGCGCTTTCCTCAATACTGGCAGCTTGACGCTGTTCAATCTTGTAGGCAGCGAGGTCGGAAGAATACTCGTCCTGGTCGTCATACTTGCCAGGATCAGGTCTCTCTGCTTTGCGCAACCGATCCAGTTGACTGCGAAGGCGAGCGGATTCCCGCTGTTCATCGCGCCACTTCTGGTTTAGCTGGCTGATGCGCTCCTTGGCGCTGGTGCGATTTGGCTTCTTGTCGTCATCCGACTTGTTGGCCTCGTCGTCTTTGTCTTCAGCTTTCGCCTTTGCGTCTTCCGCTTCATCGCCGGGATTATCGCCCTGCTCTGCGTCGTCTGCTTCTGGCTTGGCCTGCGCGACTGGATTTTCAGTCGTTTCCACAACTTCTTGTGTCGTGG